CTCTATAATTCTATCGTAATTATCATTTGATTTATTTAGTTCTACTCTCATTGCATTGCCTCCCTAGCAATATAGCAAAAGGTCTCGAAATCGACCTCTACTGTGTAATCGTGATCGCAATCAGTCAACGCAGCCAGCGGGATCACACATCGCATCGGCTTGCGGTCGTATTTGTAAATCAGGCACGGCATCTTTTGCTCACGCTCGGCGGCTACTTTGACTTGCTCCCACCATGCAGGCGCACCGCCAATAGGACCATCCTTGTAGCGCTTTAGCTCCAGCGTAAACGGAAATGCCGGATCGTCTGGGATCAGGTCAGCGTGAGCGCCAGCACGGTATTGCTCCAGATCGCGCTTGAAGCCGATGCCAAGCTCATCGCGCAGCAGGTTGGCAACTTCCCGCTCAAATGATGCGCCCTTGTTGCGCCCATTGACCATTAGTCAGCTCGCGGCTGTTCAGCGTATATGCCGACATTGGCCGCTGCGGTAAGTGCCGCCGACCTAATAAACGTAGCCAGCGCCATGCCAGCGCGCTCGGACGCCAGCGTCAGCGCCTCATGCTGGGCCTCAGTTAAGACCACTCTACTTTCCTTTTTCATGTCACCCTCCAGTGTGAATATGATAGGACGTTACATCCTAAAAAAAGTTAGTGCAAGTGCATCTTTAGTGTTTACATAGGATGATTTACGGATTAGTGTGATTGTGTAGCCGAGGCAATCCCGCCAACGCACGCCAATATGGAGGTTCCTATGGCACATTCTCTTTCTTTTCTGCTTTCATCCGAGGCCGCTCAAGGTCGCATGGTCGAGCGCAAGCCAGCGTTTGTTGTCCATGTTGAAACATCCAGCGACTTTAATGTTGCTGATCGTTTCGTTGAGCTGGACGCTGACGACCTCGGTCACGCTGGCGACCTTGCCCACGCATGGGTGAGGTCAATGGGTAACGCCTCCGCCGCGATCCGCCGCGTGATGCACAATGGTGAGCTGCACAAGCCGTGCGCCATCATCTAATCAACACGGGGAGCTGCGGCTCACCACTCAAACTGGGAGAAACAAAATGAAACGTAAATTTGAAATCGCTGGCGAAATCTTATTTCTCTTGGCATTATTTGCCATGCCACTATTCATCAAGAGCGCCATGCTATGAGCAAGCGGATTGATTGTCCTGAGTGCGATGGCGATGGCACAGTTGAACGTGAAGTCTGGGTTCGCCAAAGTGCGACCTGGCACGGCGACTTTGGGTCGGAAATTCATGATTGCGACAACTGCAATGGAAAAGGTCAGATTGAAGAGCTGGAGGAAGACGAATGAAACCAACCACTGAAACCTTGACCGAGCAAGTCATCAGATGCGCTGAGATGGATATGTCTCAAACTGAAATTGCTGACCTACTCCGCGTCACCCCCGCTACGGTTGGCCGGATCACCAGTCAACTCAACATCAGACTTAAAAGGAAGCGTCGTGAATATGGACCTAATAATGCAATATATAAATCGGCTCGAAAGAGTGAACTCAATCCTGCTGTCGGAACCGAAGACAGCGATGCGGCCAGCGTTGCAGCAGAGGCTGCTAGAGCAAAGCGCGCTGCTAGAGAAGCTAAAGTCCGCGATCAACGGTCTGCCGAAGCCCGATTGAAAGCTATGTTAGAGGGCGTAACAGACAAGCATGAGAGGTTTGAGATCACTTACGGCCATTGCCTGCTTGAGTTCGAGAAGTTGCAGCACAAGCTCGGCAATCGTGATCCACTGCCGTCGATGCAGGTTCGCAAGTCAACCATGCACCCAAGTGCGATTGAGCTGGCCGAGAGACGCCGTCAGCACGGCATAGAGCAGGGTGAGCGTCTTTTCCGCATGTTGCGCTATGACCAACGCATATCGGCCTCTCAGGGCGCTGGTATGCTCTGTGAGAGCATTGCTCGCACCTCAAGTTATCTTAACAGCATGGCAGACGCTGGGAAGCTCTATCGTGTTCGTGATTTCATCAAGGTGCCTGGCTACACAAAACCGCAGTGGCGTTGGGTGTTTAGCAAGCAGCCGATCAAACCGTTGTCGAACAAATTTGAGGATGATGTGTGATGGATGACAAAGAAATAGAACGCAAAATCCACATCGCTGGCTTGGTTGGCGCTTTGGCCGGTTTCGTCGCTGGCGCTGGCCTAATGGCGGCTGTGGGTATTATATTCTAGTAATCGTGTGGGTGGCCGTTGAATGCTGGCACATTTGGTAACGAGTTAACCAATAAACAAGGTTACGGTTGAGCCACCCACTCAGACTTTCTAATCAAACCGACGCCGACCCACAAGCGATTATTTAAAGCTGTCGAGAGTTTTTTGCATCGACAGCTTTTCATCCATAAATTCTTCTGGCGAAATGTATGTTGTCACAGAAGTCAGCTCATCACCTCGGCGGAAGATCACAGCGCCCAAATCAATGGATACAAACGCAAACACGTCTGACACATCGACGTTTTTTTTGGGTGTGTGGAATGCGTATCTATTGCTGGTTTTATGCGTCTTGCTGGCGGTCTTAACCTGCAAGGTCAACGTCTGTGTATCCGTCTGTATATACGCATCGTGGTCTTTTATCCTGCACATCGTGCAAGCATAGCCAGCCAGCGAAAGGTGGGCGAGAGCTAGATACTCTCCCGCCCTTCCGACTGCCGCACTGGCCTTTTGATCTTGCTTGGCCACTTAGCTAACTTAGCTAAACTAAGCCATGAGCCAAGTGTGGATCTTCTTGCTCTGATTGCTTCGATCCTCTAGCCCGTGATAGCCGCCATTCACGCGGCGCGTAATGCGCTTTATAGCGTCATCTGTCACGCCCTCATCGGCAATCTTGAACAAGGCATTCTTCTCGAAAAACCACAACGCAGTCTCGAAGGCATATGTGTCTGCCACCAAATCTGGGTCAGTCATAACCTTCGGCACGCCCATGTCAGATGCAAACAAGCGGTAATTGTCGCGCCCGGTCAACTGAAGAAATCCCCGACCAATGTACAGGCTGGCCTGTGCCTCATTTTCGTTGCCCATGCGGCCAGCGTAAACCTTGCCAGCAAGCCCAGATGGGTTTCTAGCGTAAGGTTCAGCATCCTCAACCGTTGGGAAGCGTGACGGCCACACAGCCTGTATGCGCTCTGGTGAGCTATAGTACAGGCTCTCACGGGTTCGCTTGAAGCCACCGCTTTCGTGTGACGCCTGCCCCATCAAGTGTGCGCCTCGTGCCGGGGACAGGTTGAAATACTTTGCGATTGCCCGCGCTGTATTAGGCCCAAACTCACCGTCGGGCGTTGACCCGATTTTGGTTTGGAGGATAGCCATTGCCTTGCTCATTTCGTTAACCCCTGTTTCTTTTCGTAGCTTCTCAAGCCACCAAGCCCGAGCATTCCCATCATCACGGTCATTAAGCTGCCCATGTCAAAAGTAGGCAGCTCTGGAATGGTGACGCCAGCTACGGTGACACCGAAAACTATAAATGGTTGCAGCACGAAGTGATATGCAAAAGCAGCACCGCAAACCCATCCGATAAACGGGCGCCAACCGCCCTTGAATACAGACCCACTGGCCGCTTCAGCCTTGTTGACCTCAATCTGAGAAAGCATGGCTTGCTGGGCGTGCTTGTCGGCCATCGTGCTTAATTCATGCGCCAAGCGAGCGGCCTGGTTTTTGTCCTGGATAAATTTGCCTGCCAGCTCAGTGGCTGGCGCAATCAGCGCACTCAGAATGCTCATTTGTCCACCTCATACTCAACCTTTGAGCTTGAACCAGTGTTGGTTACGCTCGTTTTGCTCTCCTTACCCATCCAGATGGAGAAAGCCGCTGTGAAAGTTCCAGTGACCACCGAGATCAGCCCGGCCTGAGAGACAGACAAATCGGGCTGACCCATCGCCCATTCTAAACAACGTATATACATGACCGTCGTGACGAACATCATCAAACGCGGCAGAACTTTCCAGTTATCTAATATTGTGTGCGCCATGTAACTTCCTACCTTCCTGCAAAAGTAAAAGAACCTCATTGAACTCTCGACCAGATCGCGCAGCCAAGCCCTCAATGATTAGCTCAAGGTTTTGATCGAACAAACGTATGATCTCTGCATCTTTCATCTACCATTTGCCTTGTTGCTTACCGAGATAAAAAATTCCAACGCAGAGAAGACCAACGCCTGATACCACCACCAAAATGCCCAAAGTCCACTCGATGATTGCCTGCTTAATTTCCGCTTTACGATATAAAGTCTTCTGACGATCTTTGCGCACTTGGGCTTCGATGCGCAGCAGCTCCTGCCAAGCCGATTGGCCGTAGCCAAACTGAATATATTGCTTAATATCAGCACGAAGCGCCTCCGCTTGCTTTTTTTTGGCGAATATATCTATTGCGCTTGGGCCTGTGCCGCCAAACAACACTGAATACCAAGGCTGATTTTCCGCTGACTTATGTGCGAATTCTAGGTCCGAGATCGCGCCAGCAAACTTTGCCAAATCATTTGAAATACCGCCAATGTCTTTGCCGAGCTGGATGCCCTTCTTGATGGCGGATACGGCGGTCTGCGCAGCTGCGAATGCTGTAAATGGATCAATCATGCTTCTGCAAACCTTGCTGGGCAAATATAGTGCGGTGGCACGCTATACTTGCGGTCATACCACTGGCCCTTGCTGATCTTCGTCTGGCCGCACTCATAGTAGCAAGACTTGACCAAAACATTGCCTACGCCCTGCACCCATGCGTGTCCGAAGCTCACAAAGACCAACGTGCAGAGCATCACTTTCTTTCTATCAGGCGGTCTATCTTGGCGTCTAGGCCGTCCAGCCGCGTCATCAGCCTATTCATCTGGTCGGAGCTGTCCGCCTTCGTGATGTATTCTTCGCGCGTGCGATTGATAAGTATCTGCAATCTCGTGATTTCATTGGTCCACGACTTAACCCAGAAGCCAATGCCTGTAACAACGATTGATAGCAGTCCACTCCACATGATCTCGGCTTCCATATTGCAACCTTCTTTGCGCTTTATTCAATATAATATGTAACACATTTCAGGTCTTTTTGCCACTTGCGCACAAGCAAAAGATGCTCAGGTTAAGTTAAGCAGCCCAAGGTGTTCCAGAGGCTTCGGTTGGGTTTGCCATTGCGTTAATCTTGTCAGCAATAGCAGCTTCAGTGTCAGCTTGTGATACACTATCCCACACCCAGCCTTGAGCCATTGCTTCAGTAACATCAGCGTAAGCAACAAAGTCAGATGACGATGGGTCAGGGGTTAGCCCGACAGTACCATAAGATGACGCAGAGTTGTCACCGTCAACGCCTGTGCAGCGCCAGTGAATTACGTTAATTCCGCCAGATGCAATGTCGTGTTCGCAGGTGGGGATAGTCCAAGTGTATGTAATAGCCATTATGCCGCATCCTTAACTGGTTGTGGTGTAGCATCTACTACAGCCTGTGCCGCAGCACGTTCAGCTACATCAGTAGTAATCACGGGGTTCTCAATGGTTTCCTCTACAGGCTCTGCGTCCATGTCATCAGAGTAGACCATGCGTGTGACTGTAGGCTCAACAGGTTCAATGGCTGTGACTGTGATAACCTCGTGCATCACGTCTTTCATTTCCATTGTTTCTTCGTTGAAGACCTGCTCACCTGTAGGCTGCATCTCAGTGACCTCTGCACGACCATCAGCAACGATGTATTGTGCGAGTCGGGCTGTAGCTACACGGTAGGCTGCAAGCTGTTGGTTGAACTGCTTTTCGTCTGCCGCTGCCTGTAGGTCAGCAGGAATATCACCGTCAAAGCAAGCTGCGCCTTCAGCAATGATTGCGTCTAGCACTTCCTGATAGTGGCGGTTTGCTGGGTCTAGGGGTATCCAGTGATTGTGGGTATTGCAGTGGATGTTTTGGTTTCCTAGTTGTGATGTGTTAATACTAAACATAATTATAACTCCGCATCAAATTGGAAATACTGTCCAGAAGGAGTATCGCTATCAAAACGAAACCAGTAAGCATAACCTTGCGTAAACCCGCTAGTCTCACCAACTAATATTTGAGCATTCCATTTTGACATTTCGTCGGCACTTAATGTTGTAGGCGTAAGATTATCGTTGTCACCTGTCACAAAGAAATCTGATGCTCCGCTGTGTTCAAAAGATGGGATAGCTCTCATTTGAACAGGGAAGTATAACGTACCGTATACATTGTTTGCACTATATGCCGCTACATTTGTTACATTGTGATATGTTGTTTCTTTTGTTACCCGCCAGAAATACCGCAGACACAACGCCAGTTCTTCCCCATAGGATCGGTGTTCAAAAGGCGTGGCGACTTTGCCTAGTTCTAGTTGGACTTCTTTGACTTCAAAATACTCACCAGTGCTTATTGCAGTATTAGCACTATTTACACCATCAATACCAATATGGACACTGAACTCTGTTGCTATAGTAGCTGGAGTTGTGAAGATGGCAGTAAGAGTTTCGTATTGGCCTGAGCCACTATGAGAAGTCACTCCTGATATTGCAATATAACCCCCAGCGTATACGTTAAGCCTAGCATTTTGGCTGTTAGATTTTATCTTTGCCGATAGTATAAATGTTTTATTGTCGTACTGTCTTGGGAAAAGGTTATATTCAAACTTTTGACGAAATCGCATACTACCTGTTGTAGCCGCTCCCGCCGTAAGTTTCATTGAACCATCTGTATTTTGTATTAAAGCAGTAGACGGGCTACCGTCTTGTATTACCTGCCAACGATCAACCGTGAAGTCTCCGTCACTAGGGCTAGAAGAACTGGTGTAATTGCCCCTCTGGCTTACAATAAAATTACCATTGATAATCAGGTTCCTACGCCCAGCACCAATCAGGTTAAACTGTTCCTGTGGTGTCTCAGCACGAAGCATAGCCTCGCCAGCTAACCCCGTAGGCTTGCGGAGGTCAGCCAACTCCTCCCGTACATTTATGGCTGGTTTTGATACTTTAACTGTCATGCTGCTATCCCTTCTTTGCTTAGACTACAGCGTCTATTGTTAGATTGAGTGTAGCGATCAGCCCACCGAACATTATCTGGCGTGTAATCACCGTCATTATCAATGCGATCTAATGATAGCGATGGGTCTGGCTTTCGCCCCACATCAGCAAGGAATTGAGCAAAGTTATCTTGCCACTGTTTGCACACTTTGATGCCACGACCACCCCAATCTTTATACTGCGGGTGTGCTTCCCATTGGCAGCGTTGTTTCATATCACGCCAAGCAAAGTATTCAGCACGAACCTCTTTGTCGTTTGCATAGCCATGCTTTGTATTGCGCTGAGATAGACGTTGTGAAGACTGTTCACTTGCATAGCAGCCACATGAAGTAACCTTGCCACGGTTCAACTCTGCCGTAACAGCAGTTGTCTCGTTGCCGCATTCACACTTGCATAGCCAGTGATGGCGACCTGATGCGTTTTGACCTAAATGCTTAATTGCCGTTAAACGACCATACACACGGTTGGTTATGTCCATTGGTTTACTCATCTGCGACAAGCCCCCCTGATGCACTGATTGCTGCACCGACTGCATCGGTTGTGTTGTCTACTCTGCGTAGCCCTTGGAAGACTGAACGTCCTGCGCTTGTACCGACATGAAGCAACTCTGTGGTGTCATCGTAGGCCAAAGCTGTTACCGCATCACTGTCGCCGTATAGCGTGGCTTGGGCATTCTCTTGGAATAGCACCTTCTCGTCCTCGTAGATTTTAGCAATCTGTTCTGGGGATGGGGCTGTGGCTGATGCCCGAGCCAATGCTACTGAGCCGGTGTAAGGAATGGTTTGGACATATGAACTGGTGCCGACATACAATTTAGCAACGGTATTGCTTAAACTATTAGTGTTGCTAATACTGTATATTTGCTTCCCATTTAAATAGAAGGAAATTTTTCCAGAAGAACGAGCCACGCTGTACATATTCCAAACACCAGAAGCTACTGTAATACTTGTATTTATCAGAGAGGGGCCAACGTAGCTATAAACCTGTCCAGAAATATTAGTACCTAAGAAGAAAAACCCGTTTGTAGACCCGTTCTGACCCCTTGAAATAATAGAGTTCTCACTAGCATCAGACGGTTTATATGCCCAAACATTGTAGAAAAATTCAGCCGCAAAGTCGAGGTCACTGTTATACGGCTGCATCAGGTAGTTACTGTTAGAAAACCCACTATACGCCACCAAATCCGCACCAGAAGCCACAGGGTTTTTGGTAATCGACCCGAACACTTGTAGACCGTTGCCGTTCACACTGCGGTCTTCTTCGGCTAGGCGTACTGATACGTTGTCTAACGTAATTGTTCCGTTTGTAGCGTTCCATATTTGGAACTGCACATAAGTACTTGTGGAAGTCGCAACGGCTGTAATGCTATAGGAGCCAGTGGTTGCAGTAGCTGTTATAGTACTAAGCCCACTAAGCGTTGCGTACATATTAGCACCACCACTAGCCGCCGTAAAATCAAACGATAGTGTGTATGCTTGTCCAACGACAGTAGTTATATATTGTGTGATATTAGAACTATTACCAGCCCGTGTTAAAACAAGTTGACCTGACGAAACAGCGGCTGACGCACCTGATCCAGCTACAGTCCACCCAGTAGTATCACTATCAAACGTACCATTCGTCACCAACTCACTGCCAGTAACGTCAGTATCATCTGTGTCGGACAAGGTGGCGAGTTTGATGTCGCCGTTCATCCAGCCTGTGTTGTAGGTGGAGGTGATGTCTGCAAGCATACCCTTTGATGGTGCTTCTTCATTTTCATCCAAAAGCAACAAGCCTTTTGAGTGTGCAAAAGAAAAGTTGTCAAATTGTCTGTTAGCTGGCAGACCTTCAGAGAATTTCAAGTCCCCCTGCCATGAAGCATTCAAGTCGTTACTGTACGCCGCATCTTCACCGTTTGTAGAGTTATAAGGTGTTCCTGCACTGCTTTGATCTGACGAGGGTATCGTACGATAAACCTTCGTAAATCGTCCATTCGTCGTGACGTTATCAAAGTTACAAACAAGGTAGTTTTTAGCAGTAAAAGAAACAAAACGTGAGGCAGTGTAGGAAGCATATTTTATATCAACCACACTCCCATCATCACGGATAACCGAAGTACCACCATTCGTCGCCACCGCAATAGTCGGCACAGGCAATCCTGTAGCAGCATCAATCGGGGCGTTGGGCAGAACGGTCATGGCTACATCGTTGATAGTGGAGTTTACTATAGACGTAGAAGAAATAGGCGAACCAATCCCTACACTATCATTTCTTTGACTGATTGATGCACCACTAAAGTTTCTGATTCCATCAGTTGCTATTATTCGTGCAGTGTCACTAATAAACTCCAAGGTAGTAAACTGATGGCTTATTTTACCAACACCGATTATTCCATTTAACGCTGTTACAGATGTTAGCGACAAAGCAGGCAAATACAAAAGATTGCTAGAACTGCCATTAAACACCATCCACATAGGCAGGTCAGGATCATCACCATCGTAGATCGTAACCTGATTACTCTCAGCCACAATAACAGCCACCGCAGGGAACTCCTTACGGCTACCACGGGTGGCAGTGTTCAGTGTCTCATTGTACCAGCTAGTGCCTTGTGTGCGCTTACGCCATGCACCGCCATCGCTGTCCTTGCTGGTGTCGTACACGAATACGTCTACGGCTGTGTCGGTGATGTCTTTGGCAATGTTATCAAGTAGATATTGGTTGGATGTGGTGGTGCCATTTACGTCAAGCTCAGTCGCAGGGGATGTCTCGTTGATACCAACGAAGCCGCTGCTTGAAATGCGCATGGCTTCTGAGCCAGCAACTGACGTTATATAATCAAAGCTACCCTGAACCGTTACAACACCGTTTCCTGATGCGTCTACGCCGAAGAGCGTTCCGTTGGCTGCGTTTGGACCTGTTGAACCGTTAGTAACTTGAATGTAGTTGGCATTAGCTCCTACTTTGTAGCTCGTTAGATTATAGTTAGGAGAACTCGTCCCAATCCCCAATCTCTCAGCACTCGCATCCCAGAAGAACTTTGGCGTGGTGCCTGTGTCCTCGTAGAAGGAGATGTCGCCAATAGTGTTTATTTCAAAGCGTTTTGTTGCGCCTGTGCTAAGTAAAAGTGAACCGCCGCCGTTTGCCCGAACAGCACTGTCATAAGTACCAGCGCCCGTAACCAATGCGGTTCCAAGCCCCAACTGCATTTCACCGTTTGTTCCGCTTGCTAACGTAGAAATACCTGCTACTGAAGCTCCCCCATCCACAGTCAGCCCATCGCTGGTCAAAGTCCCAGTGACGTCTACACCTGTGCTGGTGGTGGCGAGTTTGGCTGCGTTGTCGTAGTAAATATAGACCGAACCGTTATTTACCGCATCAATATAGCTTTCTCCAGTGGTGGACTGAAGATTTAGATTAACCGCCTGAATTTTTAAGCTTCCAGTGCCACCTTCGTAGATATAGCTGTTACCCCCATCATGGTAAATCTGAAGGTCAGACCCAGCGCCGAAGATGGCTTTGTCGTTGTCACCGAAAGACACATCGCCAGTAAACGAACCTGTCGTAAAGTTACCCGCAGCAGGAGTTGTCCCGCCGATCACAGTGCCGTCGATTGTGCCGCCGTTGATGTCAATGCTATTAAGATTAATAGATGCAGCACTCGCAGCAGCTTCGTCAGCCGATGTAGATGCAGCCGCAGCAGATCCAGCCGCAGCAGTCTCGCTTGCGGCAGCGTTGGCCTCAGCCGTTTCAGCCGCAGTCTGTGCAGTCTCTGCATTCGTCTCAGCAGTCTCAGCCGCCGCTTGTGCAGCCTGCGCATCACTCGCCGCAGTTGTAGCAATGCTTTCAGGCGCAACCCAAGCTGCCCCTGAGTAGAACTTCAGAACACTGTCAGTCGTGTTGAAGTAAATGTCGCCAGCAGTAAGTGGATCGCCGTCGTTGTCTACAGTCGGGTCAGATGCCTTCGGGCCAAGATACTGATCGCCAAACTGGTCAAACAGAGCCTCAGTAGCAGCCTCAGCACCTTCAGCGCCGGACTGTGCAGCCTGTGCAGCCGCTACAGCCGCATCAAGGTCAGCAGTGATGTCATCTGAGACATAGCCAAGGCCATCATTAGATGTGAACGTAAAGCGGCCTGTGTTGGTGTCGTAGCTAACACCCGTCCACCCGTCACCCTTTGGACCCTTACCAGCGGATACTTCCAAAGTGGCATAGGTCGATCCATCCGTAAGCGAAACAACATCAGATGAACCTGCACTGCTAATGTTTACCGTGTAAATTGCCATGCTTAGTCCCTCGTAATGTCTGCGAGTACGTCGATCGTGAAGGTCTGCGAAGAATTAACCTCGCCGCCGCCCTCAATGAACTCAATGTCAGAAAGATATTTCTGAATGCCCCAAGTCTCAGTCTGGGCGGCAGTCGCACTTAACGTGAACTCGCCAGCCGCAGCGTCGGTCTTGGTTACAGTTAGAGCTTGCAATAACGCATCATCAGAACCACGCACTTGCGAAGTGATGGTGAAGTTCGTGATGTCTACTGCGTTGCCCTCGTTCTCAAGAGTGCAGGACAGCTCAAATGTGTCTCCGCGCTTGTGGGTAATAGTCGCCATTTACAAGTCTCCAAGGTTGAATGCACGTTATCACAAAAGGTGGCAGTAGTAAATCAAGACGGTCTCTCCGGCCACACCACATTACTAGGGTCAGTAGTGCTTGCGGGCAAGTCCCTCAATTGCTGACGGTAGGTGGCCCATGCAGCTTGATCGACGGGTGCATCAGGAACTTGGGTCCAATCGCAAGAGGCAAGCATTTGATTTCTCTTGCGTTTCAACAATTTAGTTGCCCTCTCCACTTCCAACGCATCTACGTCCGACTGTGACCTTGACGTAAGAACACCATCAACAACGTGATACTTGTAGGTGTCAGACTTATCGTGCGGATAATTGACGTATCCATAGCCGCTAGGGGCATCAGGCACAGATGAAGCCTGCACAACAGAAATTATTGACCCGCTGACTACTTCGTAGAATGCAAACATAGTATTTACCTCTTCAGCAAAGTTATAACAACATCAAGGCTCACAAGCTCTATGGAACTTCCACCCTGTATGACGTAACTTAATCCCAATGTGTGACTGCCAGAACTTGCAACGACCCTTCTGTCCAAAACAACTACAGGGAAGCGCAAATCGTTATATGTAGCATAGCTGTCATTCGTGCTATTCACAAACAAAGCAACGGCAGAGCCATCAACAGTTAAGGCCACAGAATACGCTGTGCCGCTTCCAGTGCCATATGCGTTTGCAGATGCCTGAAGAATTATGAATTGGTTTGCCTCAGTTGTGCTGAATGACCCTAAAGATTGAGAACCAGTGGATGATAAGGTAATGGATGAGGAACTTGCTATAGTAGCATCTGTCGCGGCTCTTGCTGTGATTGTAGAGGTTACAACCGAGGATGTAGCAAGCTGCGATGTGTCAACACCTCCAGATTTGATGATAAGATTGCCAGAGCCATCACTGTCCAGTGTGACGTTATCAATCTGAATTTGATTGGCAGTCAATGTGCCACGGATAAATGCAGCCCCAAATTCTGCGGTGTCATTATCCCGCCTAATCTGCCAGCCTTGAACACCAGTTTGGAAATTATCACTTTCAAGTGTTGCCGTTACCTGAATGGCCCCAGACGGCGTGGTGAAGGAGATCGTCGGCGTGCCGGTCGTGCCGTCAATCGTCACCTGATACTGCGACGACCATTCCTGCACACTGGTATCTGTGATGTCCACAGAGGGCTGTGTGAGCGCCCATCCAGACGTAAGGCCGCTGAATGTACCTGTCCCCACGTTGTAGCCACTTGCAGACGGTTTTGATGGCGCAGACGATTGCAAGATTTGATAGTAGACACGGCCTGTGACGATTGTGTCGCCATTATCGCCGGGATCGCCGTCCACACCGTCCTGCGGATCGGCCAATGTAGTGGCTGTGGTCACGGCAGAAAAGCCTGAGATGTTCCCGCTTGTGTCAACGGACTTGGCCCAATAATAGCGGGTCGTTTGCTCTGGTAAATCACCATGAACAAACTCAGTTCCTTTGACTGTTCCGATAGCCGCCGCTGTGGAGCTATTATTCACCGTGTTCGCATATACCTGGACAAATGATAAGTCTAAGTCGCTTGGGTTGACCCAGTTGATAATGTTCTGACGATAGCCAGCCGATGCTGCAACTGATGTCGGTGCGGAAGGAGCAATCTCATCACGAGAGGATGTGACGGATGCTTCAACCCAATCAGATTTAACCCCGATGCCAGATACGCCGCGAACCCGAACATCATAAATCGTGCTACTTATAGTAGGCGCAATGGTGTGAGAAGTGAGAGTAGTCGTGCTGCCGCTGTATTGAGAATCCGTAGAAATCTTATGCTGAACTTCATAAAAGCTGACAAAAGCATCAGGTGAGGCGCCCCACTCAACCAATATATACCCAGCAGTTGAACCATCACCGTTTATTGGTGCCTCAGAGGTCAATGTTAGGTTCGTCGGAAGGGACACAGTTTTGAAGTCTGGCAAGTTAGTATTATTGTTTATGATGCCAGTTTCTTCGGCGTTCCAATCAAATGCAGCCTCGGATGTCTCTTGCAGCGTCAGGCTAACACGAAGATCGCCAGCGTCCTGGTTGGATGAGAACTTCCAGCCGATCACCTCAAACTCTTTTTCGTCGAAGCCATAGCGCGGGTTAGTGAATGCGATGATGTCGCCAACTTCCAAGTTGAACGCCTCAAGCCCAAAGTCTGCGCTGATAGTCATCTGTTCACGCCCGCGATAGAGCGTCATCTTAGCAATCCGCTGCGCTGTCGCCGCGCTGGTCGTAAACGGAAGCGGCAAGTCTAGCAGAAGCTCATCTCCGCCATCTTCTGTTTTGAATGGGTCGCTTTTGATCGCAGGATAGTCAGCCGTGATAAAGTCAGCCGAGGCATCGTTGAAAGTACCCGTCACACCGTTAAAACTGTCACGCATTGTAGATCGAGTGCTTAAATTTATTTCACTGCGAAGATCGTCGAGAGTTAATGTTTTGACTGGTGAACTGTACGCGCCAACCTTGAGCTTCCAGTAGCCAGAACCCCAGAAAAGAGTACCAGCGCAAGCGGTGGACATCTGACCAAGCACATCACCTACAGGGGAACTTGCCTTGATTATGCCGTTGATGGTGTACCGCTTCTCAGTACCACTGCCACTTAGCGCCACATCCTCATCGCTTTCGTTTGCCGCAGCGGAAAAGCTCACATCGTCAATGGCACTATCGTTCAGACCATAAGTGCTAGTAATGAAGTCTCGGATGCAGAGCGCAGCGTTGTTGCTGTATGCAGTTGTAGATGTTCTCGGGTCATAAACCTTCTTGCCTTTGACCAATGCCGTTATCAACGGGACGCCGCTGGCATAAACGTCTGAATCATAAATGTACTGAGCATATAAATATGCGATACCATTTCCCACGAAATCATTTGTCAGAGCATCGCTTCCAGTAAGCTCTGAACTAACAAGCAAGTAAAAAGGTGGCGTGGTCTGGCTACCATCAAAACTTTCAATTCGAAGGTAACTTTTGTAGAAGGTAGCACTGTCACTATCATACCATACGCCACCAACTTCGCTTACTGGGCCAACGGTTTCCACTGACCAAATCTTTTCAGTCACCCAATGCTCAGAGTTTAAACTGACAATCTTATCGTTTACATAAATGTCTTTAATCTCTTCGACTTCGTGCGCGGCCAGAACAATTATCTGATTGAGATATCTGTTTTCATCCCCAGTCGCCTCATAAAAGGTAACAGTGCCACCCTTGCGGACTTCTCCATATACGAAATCAGCGGAGGCTGTCGCATCTCGCGAGTTGACCAAAGTACCCTGCGATCCAAAAGATGAGAAGTCAGGCTTGGGAGCTAAAGCAGATATAGCCCATGATGTGACGGCTGAAATTGCAATAGTGCTGACAGCAGTTGCTAAAAGTGCCGCACCAGTCGAAAGGCCAACCGTACCCGAGAAGTATGCAAACAGAGTGACCGGATCACGCGGAGCCGTGTCCCAGCGAGAGTGACGCATCACATTATATGGCATATTCTTATTCATGCTTTAACCCACGCCTCATCAATATCGTCCAATGGTAGATATAACACACCAACCTTATCCAAGAAAGCGCCTCTGCTACCAGTGCATATGCCCATCGCCACGCCTGTCACCCACTTGCGAGCCTTCTTTGTTGTCACCAGCGCACCAAGTGGCGGGATGCCGCTTACACGCTCAAGCCTGCTGTCCACAGCCTTATTGAAGTCAGAGTGGCGAAACTCTTTGACCAGCTCATCCCTGCGCATTGGCCTGCCGTCAACCATGTATCTGTCCAGCCAGTCATCCGCCCAGCCTTCGCCGTACATCGCCCGAAAAGCGTCATTGGTGAACGTGAGGCAATCATGTTGGCCCCATGAGAAAGGCTCACCCCTCATCGCCCGCAAATAAGCGTTGAGATGCTCGCGCGGCCCCATTACTCAGAACTAACCTCGCGGCCCCAGACTATGTCGCGATCCTGCAAGTTGGACACATACGAAAAAAACGTGTCACTTGGATATCTAGCCTTCTGACTTTCATTTGTGTAACGCCAGTTTGACGCCCTCTCCAGGCGGACCAGCTTACTCTCAACCGTCAGAGATATGATGCTAGTCTCACCACTATCTTCAATCGTCATGACATTCATTAATCCGCTGAACACCTCAATCGGCGTCGTGGCGTCAGTTGTGCCAAAGTAAATCTTACACGCACGGTTTTGATAAGGCTCTTGGATCGCCAAAGATACAATCGAGGCCGGAACGCCAGACAACTGCAAGGTGATGCTCTTGGCCGACAGATCGTTTACCTCGTCAATGCCGGTGATCGACAAAAGGTTCCCGCTGCCAAGGTAGGTGTCTCCGCTTATCGTCTTGTCGCCGTATCCGGTCCAAAAGCGCACAGGCGCACTAGAAAATAGCATCTCAACAGCATAAAACGGAGAGATTTGCGGCTGGCTCAGATCGTTCAATAAGGATTGCGGTGTGCTGCGGGTCATAATGCCTCCATCGCGCCAAACGTAATGCCATATATGCTGGCCTCGTTAACTGACCAAGATTGCTGATTTGATGAAAGGCGAAAGTTTCCAACCGTGTTGCTAACAGCAATAGAGCCGCTGCGTGTCCCGCGAACATAAGGCCAGACCTCAAGGGTCACAGCACCGCTTGCGTCAGTGCTGGCATTTTGCAAAACCTTGTGAAGCGTAGCATCAGCAGCAGTGCCGATCTGGATGTAATCGCCAGCAAGCAGCCAGTTCGACTTGCTCCTAGACGCACCTGTTACAGAAATTGTGCCGCCTGTTTGATTGGTTATGACAGGAGTGCCGAGAAAAGAATTAGCCAGCCCACGGGGTGAGCAGGAAGAAGGGTCGCCGATCAAAAACGTGCCGAACTGCCCCCGCAAACTTACTAGGAATGCGATCCACTGCTCCGCATCAGACCTCCGCATGGGCGGCAATGTTACGTCGGCCTGCCAAGTCTGCCCAGAATAGGCGTGCGCCTGTCCCGCAAACGTAAAAGGACTTTTACTGTAGGCCACTGCGTTAATAGCAGTAAACTCAACGCTTCTAATACGCGTGTTAGTTGGCAAGCTCAGAGGATAATTGATGCTCATGAAAATGCCCTTCCATATGACCCGCCACGCCTTTTCGCGTCCACTACGGCTGACTTTGCGCTCTCAGCTATTTGAGGCATCAACTGCTTAATCTCTGTGCGGACTGTTTGTTGAACGCCCGTTGATACATTGATTGTTTGGTTGACAACTACACCATCGCCCCCACCATTGATGGCTGACTTTGATTGCGCGAGGCTCAACACGCGACCAGCACTCGATGGAACAAAAAGCTCGCGACCATGCTCACCTGTGACATATGGCTGGCCAGCATTGACGGACCGCCCAGATGCTACCCCGGTTATGCCAAGTGAGCTACCAATGAAGCCCATAATTCCAGTCCCGGCAGACGTTGCCGTTGCTAATTGCCCCACCATTCTCTGAACCACCAAAACCCTGTACAACTGTCTAATCACATCGGCAGCCATTGATTTGAAAGCATCCTTGGCTGATCCAGTTCCGTCAACCATTGACATAAATGCACTTTCCATAGAGCTTTGCATAGTGTTTCCAATAGTTTCAAACTCAGACGCAGTGACGCCAAGCTGCTCAAGCTGGTCTGTGTAAACCTTTAACGCTTTTGCGGCCCTTAAAGAATCCAGCTCGCTCTCTGATAAAGCCGAAGATTGCGTGTTGGCAAATTGCGCAGCCTCTTTTTCAGCATTGAACCAAGCGTAAGCAATGTTTTGGATCTGGACAAGATCATAGTTATCCATCTCTTCGCCAGCTTCTTTGTAAGCAATCTTCGCATTTTCAATCATTTGATCCCTGCGGCGCTCAAGACGGGCAATTTCCTGCTCAAGAGGTTTGAGACCCTTTATGCCAGTTTCGAAAACAGCATCCTCAGTGGCGTCTAAAAACGGATTGAATATTGTTTCCAAAGCTCTTTGAAGATTGTTATCGGTGCTGCCGGGTGGGGTGCTTGCGGGAGTCGTTGTTACGCCTCCAGAAGTTGTGGTGGTGGTGGTGGTGCCGCCTCTGAGAGCTTCAAGCGTTGCCTTTAATTCCGCAGCAGCGTTCTGCTCTTTTAGAATTAGCGCCATTGCGTCCCGAATAGCGGTCTGCTTCTGCTGAATAAGAGTCAACTCTTCTTGAGCTGCATCTATTGACGCTTGCTGGAGTTTCTTTTGGTCTTCAGCGTTACCAAAAAGCCCTGCGCTCATTTGGACTTCACCAGTAGCAAGCTCCCTGACCGTCTCGCTTGCTGCAAAAGCCTGTCGATTTAAAGAGTCTAATTCTTGCTGAAGCTCTTTAAATTGTTCACGGCTGCTGATGTTGAAAATCTTATCAAATCCAGCAACAACACTAAGAGCAAACGTGTTGAACTTTGCAGTCATTACGTCCATGACCTCATCAAAAGTCCTGCGCATTTCTACTGAGTTTTGGATCATGTCAGTTGACATAACTACACCCAAATCTCGGCCAGCCGTTGCCATCCTCTCAAGCTGCTCAGAGTTATTTAACAACAACGGCGCAAGCAAGGTTGCATCGGAAGCAATCGCTTCAAGATAGAACGTCAACTCTTGCTGGCTGACATTCGCATCTTGTAAGCCCTTAACATACTTGCCGAGAGCCTGCTCGCTTGAAAGGTTTTTAAACTCCTTTGCAGTCAGGCCGACTTTAGGTGCAATGTTTTCAAAAAAGTCAGCCAATGGACCTGCGCCAGTTTGGAAGAAATCACCAAATTTATCATTCACATCTTTTAGAATGTCGGCGAGCTTTTCCTCCTGAACTCCAAATTTAGCTGCGGCAAAGGTCATCTCTTGAAACCTCTCAACGCTCAAACCAGCAACCCTTGATAGGTTGTCAATACGAACAGCCGCATCTGTGGCGTCTTTTATCATTCTGGCAAACCCGCTGGCCACAACGCCAGCAGACAAGGCAACTCCAAACTTCGAGGCAACCCCAGAAAGGGCATCAAAAGACTTGCCAGTTTTGCTCAGT